GGGTAGACTCATGAGCTCGCTCAACGGCTTCATGATATTCTTCTTTGAAACTTGTAATGAGCATCATCTGCTCGAGGAAACGTAAAACACCGGATTTGCTTCCATCCCAGCGGACATAATCTCCTACTCCTACATGTGTTGTGGCTGATTTGCATAAACCTGTAACTCTCTTCGCAATTTGTTTGGGCGTCTTTCCGAAAGCATACCATGGAAAGTTTGTGACGAAGTGGTCAGATAATGGATATATATATTGAGCATAATCTAGCTTTTCAGTAGGGGGAACGATTGTGATGGGCCTGGGATCTGTCAGTTTGCCGTAGGGTTCTTTCTTAAGGAACATCTCGCACGGCTCACCGTATGGTTCAAAATGGGCTCTTTCCAATATTCTACGTTGTGTTGGGCGGCTCTGCCTCTCCATTATCTCATCCTCTGAGCAAGGTGAGAGACGGGACTTTGGAGCGGTGAGCTGAACAAACTCTTCAATATACTTGGATAGCCGGGGAGTAAGCTTTATTTCGCAGGCGGTTCTCTCCTTTATTCTACCTTGTATACTGGCATCAGCATTACTGTTTGTAATGACTGGCACAAAGACCTTATCTGGTACTATTGGATTCATAAACGCAATCATGCCAGGGGGGGCATTGTCACTGTAGGTATTACCAAATTCAAAATGATTAACAGATAATTGGATAGGAAAAATCCATGGTGCTCTATATGGACTCTTCTTCCGATGATATTCAGTTAAAATCAATGCTTCACTTTTAGTACTATTAGTCCCTAAAAGCGCCTGCACTGAGGTTGTGGTGATTTGGTTAGTACTCACGCGTGCCATCGCGGCGATAGCGCCATCGATTTCCTCTGTCGTCATGACTGACGTGTATGATCCTACTCTTCCGGTTGAGATCTTTGTTTCACTAGCTGTCTTCAGATTCATTCTTAAGAATTCCTTGTCAACTGCCGGCTCAATCCGTGAGAGAGTGGTTGTCTCACAGACTGCTTTATACAGCAGATTGAAGGGAAAATGCCAAGTACTGGTTGGTATTAGTGCGACTAAGTAATGATCTTCTTGATACTCAGTCTCCCTCCTTTCTACTATATAATGGGTCAATTGATAAGGAATCCATCCCAAGAGTTTCCGTTCTACCGTAAACGTATCTCTCGAATAATTCCAGACATGGTGCTGG